CCGGCTCTCGCCGGGCTCAGAGCTCTAATACTCTTTGGGCTCTTCCCTCTATGTTACGGAGAAATACCATGCCAGACCGTTTCAGATCGTCCTCCGCTCAGACAATGAGCGGTGAGACGGGCCGGTTCGGTGATTCATGGGGAAGCGGGTTCGTAACCACTTCAACTGAATCTTGCTCTGATATTGTGGGATCGGGTGATAATGCCCCTTTTCACGTTCACAGAGAATACTGGCAGGGTGGCATAATAGTGAAGCCATACACTGGGTTCTTTAGTAGTTATTTTAATAACTACGTATCGGACTTAGTGCGTGGTCCAGTTATTGGCCACCTTGGTATTGACTCTCCCTCTACTGTTGCAGCAGCTTCAGCTGCGGCAGCTCGCACTAACCCTTCCAAACCCTATGTCGACGTTCCAGTCGAACTCGCGCAAGTGGCGGAATTCGTAGGAATTCTCCGCGGGCGTGGTGCTGGTATCATTCGTCAAATTGCTAACTCCAATTTGGAGTTACAGTTTGGCTTGCTACCAGTCATGGAAGATTTGGACAACTTATTAAACTTGCACGATCAAATCGATCGTCGGGTCCAACAGTTGCATAGGTTACGTGCTCCCAGAGGGTTGCGTCGAACGATTGGCTTAGGTACGTACTCTGCGACTGAACGTCCATTCTATTGGATTCAGACGCAAGGTCTGTTTTACGGACAGACTTTTGACGTAAGTACTACCGAAACGGTCAGGGCCCATACTCGATGGGCCGCAGATGATGTTTCACATCTGCTTTCTGACTCTGCCATGCGTGCGTTAGCTACGAGAGCTGTCTTGGGTCTTACTATAGACCTTAAGACTGCTTGGGAATTAATTCCCTGGTCGTGGCTAGCCGACTACTTCAGCTCTATTGGGGATAGCATTTCTGCTAACCGCAATATTGTTGGAGCTAGTCTCTCTGACGTATCAGTCATGAGGCACACAGTCACTCGTAGTGGATGTCCTTCAGGATCTGTTGATGGTGCTGAGATCAGCGCTATCTCTGGACTCTATGAGGACAAAACTAGGAGGACTTCGTTTGCTGGCGTAACAGCCGATCTGAACCTCCTTACGGGGAATCAGATTGGTATCATTGCCTCTATCGCGCTTACGAGGTGATGTCAAAACATCTCTCTGCGCGATTTCTGGCAATAATAGGAGTAGTAACATGTTCTCTGACACTCTCGTGTTCACGGACCTTCATGGTACGACTGACTATACTCTGATTCGGATCAACCAAGATGGATACTCTTCTGAGTATCTGCTCAAGGCTTCCGATCGCGAGTTTCGTCTGACGATCAAGAATGTGACGTATCAGGACAAGAAGCGGAATGTGCTTATTGATAGGCACACCTGCCAATTGACTGAGACGATCTACCCCGTGGCGCCTGCAATTCTCTCGACCGTTAGGAAGTCCTACACGGTTTTTGAGATTCAGCAGGGTGACACGATTGCTTCGGCAGTCGAGGTCGCAATTGGACTTGCTGGCTTCCTGAGCGCAAGCTCTGGAGCCAACATGACCAAGATGGCTAACTTCGAATCCTAAGCGGAGACGGAGAAGCACGCGTGAGCTGACGAGGCTTGAAATAGGAACTTGTTCCTATGAAAAGTCAAGTGAATGCTCTACTCCACGTCCTACTTGGCATTTGTAAAGATGTCCAAGTGGCGTATCCGGCGTATAAGGAAGTCTCAAGAGATATTGAGAGGCTCACCCTTATTTGTCAAACTCGAGGTTTAGGACTATTCACCCTAGACCTCCCGAGTCTTGATGCCATGCTTTTGCATGGACTCGAGGCTGGACGCCTTACGCTCAAAGGTCCTCTATGTCATAGAGTATCTAAGAGAGTCAAAGTGCCGAGATTATTCTCGGGGCTTTGGTTGCGTGTTTTTGACAAGGACGCATGTTTGAAGTCAGACGCGGATGCCACTGCTATCTTTTTCCTTCGACAACTTACGTTGTTGGGGAAGAAGATTGAAGTTGGATGTTCTTTTGACCGCCGTGAGGCGGCTTTGGAGAACTACCATGGCATTGAACGACAACTCAGAAACCCCACCCTTGGGTGGGAGTTCGATGAGCTCGTCAGTATGGTTGACGATTGCGACATTAGCCTTGAACAAGCTATTGCCGATCGTTATCAGAAAACTCTCTTCTCCGAAGAAGAAGAAGAAAGTTCCTGTAACGAAGGTCTAACCAGACTTCGCCTTCGACGTATGCAAGAAGTAGCAGACGTCGTTATCGGCTCCATGAAATTCTTTGAACCAGTTTCTCTTTCTGAGGAAATGGAGCGGGAATCACTTGGAATCGGCTTCAAACATGGACCCGGTGCAGTCGCGGAAAGATTGGACCAAGTCCAGAAATGGACTTTTCCCAATTGGCCGCGTAAGCTTGACGAATGGTTCCCCTATGACCTCTGCGGGAAGACTGCAGGGTCTGATAGGGAAAAGCCATCTCATCACGAGATGGCTAGTCGACTGATCTGTGTTCCTAAGACCGCAAAAGGTCCTAGGATCATTGCGGCTGAGCCTACTGCACACCAATGGTGTCAGCAGATCATCCGGTCTTTCTTTGTGGAAGAGACTAAGCGTAACCCACTTGTGGGTTCGTTTATTAACTTCTCAAAGCAAAGGCTTTCAGGCGACCTAGTCGTTCAAGCATCCAGAGACCGTAAACTGGCAACCGTTGATCTTTCGGACGCCAGCGATCGTCTCTCGTGTTGGACCGTGGAACGTGTATTCAGATCTAACCAATCCGTATTACACGCTCTGCACGCCGCACGTACGAGGCTTCTAAGAGACGATGTCTCTTCGAATCCGGGCTTCTTGAAACTCAAGAAGTTTGCCTCGCAGGGTACTGCAACCACGTTTCCAGTTCAATCTCTTGTGTTTTTATGTGCCGCATTGGCAGCTTCGCTGCCATACGGTCGCATTACGGCACAGAGAATTCTGGCACTGCGTGGTAAGGTCCGAGTATACGGAGATGATATCATCTTGCCGTGTACTGGGTACGAGGGATTAGTGTCTCTGCTTGATTCACTTCAGCTTAAAGTTAATGTAGCTAAGAGCTACGTTAACGGCAAGTTCCGTGAGTCATGCGGTTCGGACGCTTACTCAGGTTACGATGTAACCCCTGTAAAGCCGAAAACACTCGTCCCTGACGGCCCGACATCACGTC